AGCTGTTGTTAGATCAAAGCAGTTGCTCGATGAGGCACAATTCGGGCGGCGTGAGGACATGCCGCTCGATCAGTTCCTCGATGACTGCGTCCGAGCCTCTAAGAAGAAGTCAGACCATAAGAACCAATTGGTCTACGTGAAGCACATCAAGCGTCTCATGGGCAAACGTCAGTTCGTCTCGAACCTGACAGCTGCTTTGATGTTTCGCATTCGTCGCGAGTTTGAGGCTGAAGACTATTCGGAGAACTACATCAACAATCTGATGACGTTTATGATCAGCTGCTATAACCAAGCGAAGAAGATGAACCTTGCGGTTCCGCTGGGTGAGGACTTCGGTGGTCTCAAGACCAAGGTTAACGGCAAGGTCCGATACCTGATGTCTGGTGAAGAGCCACGCCTACTGAAACAGCTCGATCCTTACCGACCACTGGTAAACAATTTGGACTACGATGAGCGCTGTTTGAAACAGCCAAATCTACAACGATCCCTGCATGACCAGCATGATCAGGTGGTATTTCTAATCGACACCGGCTGTCGATACACAGAGTCGACGCTCGCTCCGAAGGTCGCCATCGAGGGCGATCTGAAGGGTATCAATCTGTATCGCGAGAAGGTCGGCAACGAGGGGTACATAGAGTTTACGGATCGTCTCCGTGAGATTCTCGAACGACGGTTTCGTACTGACCACAACAGTCCGTATATCTTCTCGTCACCCTTCGATCCCTCGAAACCACGTAGCTACTCTATGTCCGGTGTTCGAAAGGCGATCATTCGAGCCGGACTGAACGCTGACCATCTGGTCAAACGGTACGGTCGGTTTACGGCAGCTCACTGCTTTCGTCATACGTTCGCTTCCCGTCTCGCTCAGAGCGGGCAGCTGACACTACAGGAGATTGCTCACCTGTTAGGACACGCCGACATTCAAATGACCCAGAAGTACGCCCATCTGATACCGGGCGAAGCGTCGAAGAAGGCCGTCAGCGTTCTGAACGGGATCAACCGATGATCGAGCAAGTACAAGCGGCATTCGATTGGCTACCAACCGATCTGGTGAACAGCCTGTTTTGGCTATGTGTCGAAATCATGCAGTGGCTATGTGCGCTGACAGGTATCAGCTACGCCGCGCTGAACATCTGGCTTTTTGTTATCATTCAGCCAACGATGATTATCGTGCTTTTTGTGCTTTGGATAAGGGCCAGAAAGTCTGCACGTATTCTACACAGAGAGTTAACTAGCGTTAAGTGATCACTGTACAATCAATATGATTACACAATGGTATCAATGGGTTAACTGGTTGCGGGGGTTGGATTTGAACCAACGACCTTCAGGTTATGAGGCTGTCGCACCTAGTTATAACTCATTGATACCGTTGATTTATTTAATGGTTTCAATAGTGTACAGTAAAGTACTGCACATTTTATCTATAGAATCAACATACTACCGAAGACTGAAAGCTGCTCGTAATCTACTCAGTGAGGCATATCGATGAATTATAAGGATCAATTAGCAAAGCTCAGAACGGAAATGCTGAGTGATGATCACAAAGCACAAATCGAATATGAGATGCAGTCGGTCGAGCGGGGCATAGAGAATGTACGTCGGCAGATGTCTGGAGAAATCAACCTGACAGACACCGAACCCGGTCGTCATATCTTCCGGGAACAGATGGAACTCCTGACCCGTCCGATAGCGGCGGCACAGGAAGAAGCTAAAGACCTACTGACTGGATCGCAGCGCGGCGTGAAGCCGACATGGACATGGCTGATCCTGCCGGTGCCAGCGGCGAAACTAGCGTTCCTTACGGTTCGCTCGATCCTGACAGTCCGATTGGCCCATCGATCTGTCGGTCGGAAGGCTAACGCCATCTGTCTCGAAATCGGAAACAATGTGCGAATGCAAACAGAATTCGAGAAGTGGGCGCGACTGACCGCTGCACACCACTCGGAAACTGGTGAACCAGATGTCGCGAAAGTGTTCGAGCGTACCGCTAAGAACATGAATGTCCGCCAGTGGAATGCTCGTAAGCAAAAACTGACGGACATCGAGACACTCAGGTGGTCAAAGGAAGAGAAGTTCCACATCGGCGCAAAGCTGCTTGAGATAGCTATAGTGTATGGCGGTGGGTTCTTCGAGCTTGAGTACATCAATATTCGCGGTAAGACAGAACGTCAGGTTTTCCTGACAGACCTCTGTCGCAAGATGATCGAGGACTGTCAGACATACCTAGAGGTAAACACACCGGTCCTCAGACCGATGCTCTGCAAGCCGAAGCCATGGCATTACAACACGATCTCAAAACAGTATGAGGGTGGTTACTTCAGCCTAGATGTCGATCTGATAAGAGCTGGTGTCTGGCGGCACACTAACGACCTTGAAGACCCACTCAGTATGGACACGCTACGGGCGGCCAATGTCGTCGGCAACGTTGCTTGGCAGATCAACGAAAAGGCTTTCGATCTTGTGGAAGCCTCGCAAAGACAGGCGTCCAGTCTGTTCGACGCCATTCCAGACAGCGAACCGATACCACTGCCAGCTCGAATTGACGACGACGTGTGGTACGAGATGACTAAAACGCAGCGTTCGGAACACAAGAAAGAACGAGCGAACGTCCACACGATGAACAACCGTAATCAATCGAAGAAGGAAAGTGCTGCTCGAAAGATGAATATTGCCAGCGAAATGAAATCGCTCAGACACAAGCAGTTACATTTCGTCCAGAAGTTCGACAGTCGTCTCCGATTGTATAACGTTGCGCCTGACCTTAATCCACAAGGCGACACAATTGCCCGTGGTCTTCTGGAGTTCAGCGAGTCAGAGCCGCTGGGCGACCGTGGTCTCTATTGGATGCGTGTTCACCTCGCGAATATGTTTGGTGAGGACAAGATCAGTTTTGAGGACATGCAGACATGGGTAGATGATCATCACGATCTGATTGTAGACGCTGGTCGCAACCCACTCGATGGCGAGTTGTTCTGGCGAGATGCTGACCGACAACTTGAGTTCTATGCGGTAGCAAGAGAGTACGCCGAAGCGACTGCGCTGGACAATCCAGAGAGCTACCGATCACACCTACCGTGTCATCAGGACGGTTCGAACAATGGTCTACAACTTCTGTCACTGTTGGGACGTGATCCTACCGGCGCTCAGTTAACAAATTGTTCAGCTAGTACAGAACGCTACGACATCTATCAGACAACCGCTGACCTACTGTCTCAGGTTGTTAGTCGCCTTGCAGCTGATGGCGATAAGATTGCCCATCGGTGGGTCGGACGCATCAACCGCAAAACTTGCAAACGAGCGACCCTCACGACACCCTACGGTGTCACGCCTCGCGGGATACAGGATCAGCTGATCGATGATGGGTTCGTCGAGGGTCTTGAAGGAACCCGCATGGAAAATGCTGGTTGGCTTAAAGGGCATCTCATCGATGCTCTCGAACAGACTGTTGTAGCTTCACGACCAATTATGACGTACTTCCAAACGGTCGCCTCGACGCTCGCCGCTGCCGATAGGCCATTGCGTTGGCGAACGCCCACTGGATCAACGGTCCAACAGTCATACTGGAACATCGCGAAGAGTGACGTAAAGACCGTCATGGGTAGCTACTTTCTGTGGTCACAAAATCCGGACGGTGGTCTTAACAAGCGGAAACAAAGTCACGGAAGCGCTCCAAATGTTATTCACTCTTTGGATGCCGCTTTGTTGCAGAAAGTTGTCTGTCGTCTGAGTCGAGAAGGTGTCTCGTCGTTCTCTACCGTACATGACAGTTTTGCTGTTCACTTCAGACATGTCGATCAGATGCGTGACATCATTCGACAAGAAGCATACTCAATTTTCAAAGGCGATTGGTTGCTCGATGAGTTCCATCGATACGTCCAATCAAATAGTCCGGTCGAGCTGCCGGAACCACCAAAGCAAGGAACTTTCGATATACAAGAGGTACTTAATGCACCCTACTTTTTCTCTTAAAAATCCAGTAAAGTACGATACTATGGATTTCGATTATAATCGTATCTTAACGAAAGGAGTGAAGCTGAAGGACACCGAGGTCGTGGAGTTTTGTGACTTTTGTTTAGCTGAATTTGTCGCTTGCGATCTCGCCCTGCCACAGATGTTCGCCGAGCGTCTGACAGAATGTGACGTACCCCTCGACAGTTGGTTCGAGTACGCCCTTGAGATGATGACTTTAGAATTTGACGACAACCCACCGACAATAAACTGAAGGATACAACGAATGCCTAAACGTGAATTCACGAAAGTAACTTCCCCCATTTCAACCGCTGCCTACGCTTGGCTCGCGAGTCCAGACGAGGGGCAAGAGTTTTCTGACGGAAAATTTAAAGTGACCGGCTTGCTCGACAAGCAAGCTGACGAGACAAAAAGTTTTCTCAAAAAATTGACGGCGCTGTGCGACGAAGCGGCGGCGGCAGAATTCAATGGTATGCCAAAGAATCTCCGCTACCCGTGGAAAGATGGAGACGAGAAGGACAAAGAAGATTTCCACGGCATGTGGATGCTGACGGCAAAGACAAAGTTTCGGCCATCTATGGTCGACTGTTCGAAACCCATTCGTGTTTTAAACGAGGGTGAAGAACCTAAAAGCGGCGACATGATACGCATGTCTCTCAAGCTGATACCCTATCAGGTCGGCGGCTCCAAAGGTGTCGCGGCCCAGCTCCAAGCTGTCCAACTTGTAGAAAAACGTAATCTCTCGAACGCCGGAACGGAAGACTTCGACAGCATAGACGGTGGTTATTCCATCGACGACGCGGTCGAAGATGACGACGACTTCGAGTAGGAAATTTTTCTTTTCGGTCGAGCCGGTTCCAGCAAGCCGTCCAAGAGTTTCCCGCTGGGGAACTTACTACGGCAAGCGTTACGAGAAGTTTCGCAGGGACATGCGGGAAGTTCTTCGGACGATAGAGCTGGAGCCGCTCGACGGAGAGCTGGTTGCAACGCTGGAATTCCTTGTGTCACCACCAAAGACGACAAAGCGAAGTCATCCGCGTGGTGACATAGACAACTACATTAAAGGCCCGCTCGACTCCATGACACACCACGGCGGCTTCTGGCGAGACGACGATCAGATCGTGAAAATTACAGCTACAAAACGATTTACACACGAAGGCGAAACGAATGGAATCAAATTTAGTTACAGACGAACAGGCAATACTGACTCATCAACCATGTGACGACTGTGGGTCATCAGATGCGAAGGCTTATTACGAAAAGCATTCGTACTGTTTCAAATGCGAAACTCATCGATGGCTAGATCAAGAGGATGCGGTCGATCATATCGACACGTCGCTTGGTTTAATTGAAGTTGGGCGGTTCGATGACATCCAGTCGCGGAAAATACCGGAAGCCATTTGTCGAAAATATGCATACTCGAAGTCGCGACATCACGACAAAAAGGTTCAGTTAGCACCTTACCGCAATCAAGACGGCAAGGTCGTCGGACAGAAAGTTCGAACAGCGGATAAGGACTTCTATACGACCGGAAAGTTTACAGATGTTCAGCTGTTCGGTCAGCATCTTTGGAAGCCCGGTCGTCGGTTGGTCATCACCGAAGGCGAGTTAGACTGTCTTTCATATGCCACTGCCGTGAACGGTCGATGGCCCGTTGTCTCGATCCCAAATGGAACGGCTTCTGCCGTAAAGGCGATCAAGCGAAACATCGAGTTTGTCGAGGGCTTCCAAGAAGTGGTGATCCTGTTTGACATGGACGAACCGGGACAGAAAGCAGCGGTAGAAGTTGCTGAAATTCTGACGCCCGGTAAGGCGTGTATCGGCCAGCTACCTCTGAAAGATGCCAGCGACATGCTCGTTGCCAATCGAATTAAGGAGCTAACAAGCGCCGTCTGGGAAGCACAACCCAAGCGTCCAGACGGTATTAAAAATGGAAAGGAAATTTGGGATGAAGTTAATTCCCCCATACGAAGCGGTCGCTCGTATCCGTGGAGCGGCTGGGACGTTTGCCTCTTCGGCGCTCGTCCTCGTGAGCTTTTGTGCCTTACTGCCGGGACTGGCGTTGGTAAGTCTACTATTGTGTCTGAACTCGCGTATCACGCAGCTAACGTCCATGGTCAAAACGTGGGTTATGTCGCGCTTGAAGAAGGACTAGGGCGCACCGGACAACGTCTGATGTCGATAGAGGCAAACACGCCTCTTCACATTCCTAATTCACTATCTGACAAAGACAAACGTGACGCCTTCGATAAGACGCTAGGGACCGGTCGATACTACCTGTACGACCATTTTGGTTCCATCGACTCCGAGAACCTTCTCAGAAAATTCCAGTATATGGTGACGGCTCTTGGCGTCGAAGTTCTGATCCTCGATCACCTATCGATTCTGGTAAGCGGAATGGATCAAGAGCAGCTATCACAATACGGTGACGAGCGGAAAGCCATCGACTATACGATGACCCAACTCCGCTCATTCACCGAACGAACCAACGTCTCGATGATCCTCGTCAGTCACCTACGCCGACCGCAAGGCGACAAGGGACACGAAGGCGGCGAGAAGGTTTACCTCTCGCACCTTCGCTCATCGGCCTCGATAGCCCAACTGTCAGACGCCGTCGTTTCTATCAGTCGCGACATGAGTTCGGGCGAAAACAGACTGGAAGTGAATTGCCTTAAAAACAGATACGCGGGGATCACCGGACCAATGGGAACACTCGAATATAACCCAGAGACAGGTCGTCTCGTGGAAGTTGCCGACGAGTTCGGCGAGGACTTTGAGTAGCCGACGAACTGAACGTCGAATTACAAGAAGAAAGCTCAAAAGCATTCTAGTGGAAAGCCGAGGCGCGAGGTGCGAACGATGTCACAAACTATACGACGATTTCGTTTTCGACTTTCATCATCGCAATCCAGAGGAGAAAAATTTCGGATTGTCTGTGAGTAGTCTTACCGACAACCGCTGGGAAGACATTCTAGAGGAAGTCAAAAAGTGCGTAATGCTTTGCGCGAACTGCCACCGAGAAGTTCACCAAGAGGAAGCAAATGGAAATACTGATATTCGATATCGAGACAGACGGTCTGCTACCGGACCTGACCAAATGTCATTGTTTAGCCATAAAGGAGATGACGAATGACGGAGTTGAGCTATACGCAGATGCTGAAGGATACAGCCCAATTACTGAGGGACTCAGCCGACTCAATGGAGCAGACATGCTCGTCGCTCACAACGGTCTGGGATTCGACATCCCAGCGCTCCTTCGAATTTATGAAGGAACCTTTAGATTTGCCGGTGATGAAGTCTTCGACACTCTGGTGGCCTCTCGTTTCTTTAATCAAGAAAAACGTGGACACTCTCTCGCAGCACTTGGAGAAGAGCTAGGTTACGAAAAAGGTTCGCACGATGATTGGTCTACTTTTAGTGCGGACATGGGCGACTACTGCAAGCGCGATGTCGAGGTCACATCGAAGGTCTTCGAGCAACTTTGGTCCGGCGATATCACACCGGCACTCCGATTGGAGATGCGCTTCGCGTGGATCATGGCGATCCAAGAGCAGCATGGTTTTCGCTTGGACGTTGAGAAAGCTCAAGCTCTCGAAAGCGAGTTCCGGCAGGAGCAGTTCGACATCGAGCGGGAACTGCAAGAACATTGGGAACCCAAAGTTATCGAGCGGTACTCAGAGAAAACAGGACGGCGACTAAAAGACAAGATCGAGGTGTTCAATCCGGGCTCTCGAAAACAAATAGCAGAGCGCCTAGCTGAACAATATGGATGGAAACCGAAGCGCTATACGCCATCTGGAAGTCCAAAAGTTGACGAATCTGTCCTCAACAGTTTGAAGTTTGCAGAGGCAAAAAGCCTCGCTCGATACATGCGTTTGCAGAAGCTGCTTGGACAGTTGTCGGATGGTGACAATGGTTGGCTACGGCATGAACGTGATGGTTACGTCCACGGTAGTATCAACACGATTGGAACACAGACACATCGACTGTCGCACTTCGCACCAAACATGGGACAGGTAGACAAAAAAGACGGTCGAATGCGTGAGGTCTGGTTGCCCGACGAAGGTCACGTTCTCGTCGGTGTCGACGCTGACGCCATCGAGCTTTGTTGTCTCGCCCACTGGCTCTTCAAATATGATGACGGTGAGTATCAGGAAGCTTTGCTTCACGGCACAAAAGAAGAAGGCACCGACGTTCATAGCCGGACCATGAGGTTGCTTGAGTTTCCTGATAGAAACCCAGCGAAGACCGCCGTCTACGCGACACTTTATGGAGCCGGTAATCGCAAGCTCGCGCAGATATCTCGCGAAGCTGGTGGTCCAATTAAAGACGGTGCGGAGATACGCCGCCGCATAAACACCGGGATCAAAGGTTTCGGTGAGTTGTCGAAAGCAATCTCGAAACGTGCAGACAAAGGTTGGTTCAAGGCACTCGATGGTCGACGTATCAAAGTCGACAGCGAACATCGGTGTTTGAACTACTTACTCCAATCGACAGCCGCCATCGCTATGAAAAAGGCGCTCGAAATATTCCACTACGACAACGCACCGGCAGCTGGTTTCATTTGTTCAACTAGTACAGTAAACCACTTCACATCTCGTCACTATTGCTACGTCGCAAATGTTCACGACGAGGTGCAGCTGACAGCGCATCCAGACAGCTCAGAAGAGCTAGGACAGCTGATGGCAAAATCCATCACCGACGCCGGTCAGGCACTCGGAATGAACTGTCCACTCAGCGGCACTTATCAAATTGGAAACAACTGGAAGGAGACACATTGATGGGAGTTCTCAAAAGTAACTATAGCGGTTGGATTTTTTGGCACCCACCGAAAACAGAGTCGCCATCGCGCATCTTGGAGCGTGTGACAAAAATCAGACCAACGCGCTGCCCTAAGTGTCAGCGCAAGTTTCAAACGTCTGACGCTCTGCAACGACATCTCGCATTTTATCACAAAGAGGTCGAAGTATGACTGTTGCTCTCATAGACGGTGACATCATCGCATATCGAGCCGCTGTGCTTGGTGCCGATGATTTTGACGGCGAAGAATTTTTCGATCCAGAAAGTGTTGAACAGACAGTCACGCACATCGTGACCGACTGGACTCAGAAAGCGAAAGCCGGGACACAGATTGTCTGTCTGTCAGACGAAAGCCATCGCTACTTTCGACACGACATTTATCCAGATTACAAGGGCAATCGGAAAGATCGTCAGCGACCAGCGGCTCTGACACATGCTTACGATTGTCTGAAGAAAAACTTTAAGACAACGGATCGCCCCGGTCTCGAAGCCGATGACGTGATGGGTATACTGTCCGGCTCACCAAATCTCAGCGATCCGGTGATCGTCAGTATCGACAAGGACATGCTGACGGTTCCGGCGAAGTTGCTCAATCCAGACAAAATGCGGAAGCCAATGCGAATACGCAAAGCGTGGGCTGATCGAAAGATGCTGCTCCAAGCGCTCATCGGTGATCGAACCGATGGCTACCCCGGTGTCGAAGGTATTGGTCCGGTCAAAGCCGACAAGATTATAGCACAACACCCTCGACTGGCTGATTGCTGGGAAGCTGTCGTCGAGGCGTTTGGGTCAGAAGACGCCGCGCTCACCATGACACGCCTCGCACGAATTTTGAGACCAGACGATTACAACGAAGAAACTGGAGAGATTAAATTATGGCACCCCACTCGGGAGATTTGGATTCCGTCAACAACCCCCAGCACTACAGGCACGGAAAATATGAAACGCTCGACTACATCTTCGCGGTCGTCGACACGCTACCCGGCGACGAAGCCGTCTGCGTCTCGCAAATCCTCAAATACGTCAGCCGCTACAACAAAAAAGAAAACCCGCTCCAAGACATCGAAAAAGCGGAATTCTACACGAAGCAACTCATCAAGCTACTAAAAGAAAAGGGAGTCGACGAATGAACAACAGACACTTCGGAATGACACTACCGATCTCAGAAGAGATCGATATTCAAAAGTATCGACAAACGGGCGAAGACTTTTACGGAAAAGTTGTTCGCATTGCAGACGCACTAAAAGACACACCCGAACATTTTGTTGCGTTCAAAGACACACTACGATGCATGAGGTTTTTACCGGCGGGTCGGGTACAGAACGCGATGGGATCGACCCGGCAAACGACAGCGTTCAACTGCTTCGTCTCAGGTCAAATAGCCGACAGCATGGACAGCGTTATGGTTAGAGCTAGTGAAGCCGCCGAGACAATGCGGCGTGGTGGGGGCATTGGTTATGACTTCAGCCGCCTGAGACCACGCGGCGATCTAATCAAAAGCCTCGACTCAAAGTCTTCTGGACCGGTGAGCTTCATGGGTATCTTTGATGCGGTCTGTCAGACCGTCAGTTCCAGCGGTTTCCGCCGTGGCGCTCAACTTGCTACCATGCGTGTGGACCATCCAGACATCGAGCGCTTCATAAGTTGCAAACACAATGAAACAGCTCTGACCGGATTTAACATTTCCGTTGGAATTACTGACGAGTTCATGGAGTGTCTGATCAAAAAGAAGCCCTTCGCCCTGCGGTTTGAGGGCAAAGTCTACGAAGAGATTGATCCGGTCGCTCTGTGGGACATGATCATGCGGTCCACTTGGGACTGGGCCGAACCCGGCGTTTTGTTCATCGACACGATCAACAAGATGAACAACTTGTGGTACGCCGAGACGATTGAAGCCACTAACCCTTGTGGAGAACAGCCGTTACCACCATTTGGCGCGTGTCTGCTTGGGTCTTTTAATCTGGTGAAATACGTCGAATACGACAGTCTGTTCGCGAGCAACGGACGCTTTGATTTCTCACAGTTTCAACTCGACATACCGCACGTTGTTAGAGCGATGGACAATGTGATCGACCGAACGATCTTTCCCCTCGATGCTCAGAGAGACGAGGCGTTCTCCAAGAGACGTCTTGGTCTTGGTGTGACCGGCTTGGCAAACGCATTGGAAATGTGTGGCAAACCGTTCGCTACAAGTACAGCAAACCGCTTAACTCATAAGATACTTCGCGTACTAAGAGATCACGCATATCAAGCGTCAGCGCAGCTCGCTAAAGAAAAGGGCGCATTCCCTCTGTATGATGACGAGAAATATCGGAAAGGCGCTTTTATCAAAACGCTCGCACCACACGTCCAAGAACAAATTTGGAACTATGGCATCCGCAACTCGCATCTCCTGAGTGTTGCACCCTGTGGCACGATTAGCCTTACGGCTGACAATGTGTCGTCTGGTTGTGAACCACCGTTCGCATTGTCTTACGACAGGACTATCCAGCAATTCGATGGTCCTCAGATTGAGCGCATCGAGGACTATGCGTTTCGGCAAGGTATCAAAGGTCGGACAGCAAACGAAATATCAGCTCAAGAGCATGTCGAGGTTCTCTCGATTGCCAGTCGATACATGGATAGCGCGGTGAGTAAAACCTGTAACGTCAGTGATGACGTTAGTTACGAAGATTTCAAAGAGTTGTATCTGACGGCTTGGAAGAAAGGTTGCAAAGGCATCACGACTTTCCGCGCTGCCGGAAAACGATACGGCATTCTGAATGAGGTGACTGAGGATGAACCAAGCGTCGAAGCCTGTTTTATCGATCCGCAAACCGGCCAAAAAACTTGTGAGTAATCACCATGCCTAAAGAAGATAGTAAGTATTATTCGAAACCTGAGTCACTACAGGCGTACACACCGAAAACCCGACGCTGTTTGCGTTGCCAAGAGGACTTTCGTTCCAATGGCGCTCACCATCGCGTGTGTAAAAACTGCAAAAAGACAAGTGAATATCGCGACATTAGCGCATCTATCGATAATTCACAGGGCTTCTGCCCATGAGTATAAGTGAACAAATGCGCGAATACGATGAGGAACTATTAGAGGACCAGATAGTTCCAGCACGTTCAGTCGATCTCATAAGTCGACTGGACAGTGAGTTTCCACCGCGCTGCAAGTTACTTGGGGAAAGTGAAGAAGAACACCAGCGATACGCTGGTATCAGACAGCTGATTGATGAGCTAAAAGGTTTGATTGATGAGCAAGTCAATACCGCTGAATGACACCAGTCACGTCAGACAGTCTGTGCTATCGGATGCCATCGAGCTTTCGAAAATCATACGCCAAGCAGACCTTGATGAGATCGAGATTTCGACTGATCAAAGTCCGCTTGAGTGTCTGGTTGAGCCATTCACACAACCAAACAGATACCAGACGTATTCCCTGATTGGTAACGAAGGTGAAGTCGTCGGGATGTTTGGCATCAACGTCGATGGTGTCGTTTGGATGATCTCAAGTGACCTGCTTTATAGCAAATACTTGCGGCAGTTTCTCCAACAAACCCGACACTGGATTAACGTTGTCCAAGGTTCGCATAACGTCATCTACAATTATGTTGATCCGCGTAATCGACGGTCACTGATGTGGCTACAGTACGTTGGTTTTGAGATTAGCCCACAGACACAGCCACACGGCCCTTGGGGTCACCCATTTCACCTGATTTATCGATTTAGAAGGAACGATCCACATGTGTATGAGTAGTCCGAAAAGCCCACCGCCCGCGCCGCCCCCACCAAAACCACCGCCCGAGCCTACGCCTCCAAGCGCATCGAGCGCCAATCTCCCGAAGGCCGAAGCCTTTACGGACGCCAAGAACAAACAGAAGAAAGGTCGTTCGATTAGAAGCAGTTTACAAATCCCACTAACAGGTCAGTCCTCGTCTGGATCGACCGGCGTTAACACACAAGCATAATGGCTGATCAAGAAAGCGCCCAAAGTCGTTACGAGGCCATGAAGCGAAAGCGCGATCCGTTCCTTCGTCGCGCTCGCGATTGTGCCGAGTTGACCTTACCAGCTCTGATGCCGCCGGAAGGCCATACTGGTTCTCATCTTCTACCCGAACCATATCAGGGTCTTGGTGCTAGAGCCGTTGTGTCTCTGGCCTCAAGACTGATGGTCGCGATGTACCCGCCGGGAAAACCCTCGTTTAAACTCGATGTACCGGCGGAAGTTCGCATCAAGACCGGGACGATGGATGTCGACACAAATGTCGAACAGGGTCTGATCCTGTCTGAGCAGCTGATCCAATCAGAGATCGAGCGCAAGGAATGGCGCCCCGTCACCAATCTTATCCTTCAGTATCTAATCGTTACCGGCAATGCGCTGGAGATGATGCAGCCTGACAATACGATCAGGGTGTTTCGCTTAGATCAGTACGTCGTCAGTCGCGACATGCAGGGACGTGTACGAGAGATCATCACGTCTGAGTGGCTGTCA